ATCGAGAACTGCCCGGCCTCCAACACCGTTCCACCCTGTCCAATTAAGGTCGGGGCGATTGGTTGCTCTGGAGTGGGACGCAAAGCGCCCGCACGGGACATGCAGTAAAGCATGCCTTCGTACGAGTCGACTGACGCGTCTTTAATCACAGCAGAGGTCTTGAAAGCATAAGCTTCGAGGCGTTGGAGTTTGGTGTTAAACCGAACCCGCACCTTAGAAGCCTTGTTTAATTCCAAGACTTTGCTGTAAGGCCGAACAAACTGACCTTGACTTCCACGATCACTTGTATAAGCAATCGGGTACATGTCAAGGAGTCTCCGTTCTAGAACGGAAGCCAGTTTGAAATAGCACCGTTCGTACAGAGCGTTTGAATACGCAATATACGATAGGGCGCCGTTGGCAGTGAGGCGATGACTCATCTGTGCTTTGATACGCACAGGTGTGACTACGATGCCTTTGTAGGCATCAATACCGCATGACTCCCGGAAGGAGCCTGCGATGCAACACTTGTTGCGGTTGAACCGAAGTCCATACCGCTCAAGTGCTGCGATCACCACAAGATAGTCTTCCTTGTGGATGACCAAGTCATCGCCGAAGACCCAAACCCGTTTTCGCAGACGGGAGAGCGAGAGCTCGGGTCTATGTAGGTGTATCGCTGAGACACTCAGTGCCCAGAACACAAGAGCCTCCACGGGAAAGCATACTGCTGAACCCATGGGTGCGAATTTGTGTAACGGTAGCACTGATCCGTCTGGAAGCACCGTCGAGTCAGATCTCGTTGCATAAAGCGCCTCAACCCAGTTTTCTGGGAAGAGGTTAGCAACATGTGCGAGGCTGACCCTATCGGATGCGTCCTTCATATCGAGCGTAACCAGATCATGATGATCTGGCCGCGCATGGCGAGCGAGACTCTTCGGCAAGACACCGAAGAAGTCGTCTATACTAGGGGGAGATTCCCCACTCGCAGTCGCATGGGCACTGGCGCTTGCATACAATGCAAGTTGCCTGTTAACTTCTTGGTTAGAGAAGTTAA